GTAACTTTGGCTCTTATGACTTATTGTGCAGTACCCGATTATAAATTCAATTCCGATCATATGATGACGTTGACCGAATGGGCAAAGCACTATAAACAAGCACATAAGAGGGCTAGAGCGAACCAAGCTATTGAGGAGGCCTCACAAGTAGGCGTGACGCATCGAAATACATTGTTCCTTAAAGGGGACGAAGTTTTATACGTGAAGGAGGGTCAGATTAAGGCTCGTACTATCACATCAGTCCAGACATCCGTTCAGGCACATTGTGCTCCAGATCTAGACCAATTTTTCACCTGTTTCAAACGTCTTCAGTATAGACCGTTCACTCTTATACCCATGGTGTGGGATGGTCCTGAAGAAAAACGACCCCTTAGAGTAACTATTGCTATCGGGTCAGGGAAAAATGCGTCTGATTTAGACGAATGGCTCAGTGACTCCTACGACTTTGTTGAGGGAGCTCATGACTACCGTGCTATCTGCTGCATTTTTGCGGGAGATGATTTCTTTGCCATCTATTGGGATGGGTCTAAGTACTGGTACTACGAAAATGATTTTTCCAAGTTCGACCGAACAGAAGGGGTTCACGCCCTGCAGTCGGAATTGGTCTATATGCATACACAAGGAGTGCCACCTACTGTAACCGAAGCGATTTTGGACTCTTTGCAGGTAAAGAGTACATACCAGAACCGTAAAATGGAAATCAAATATAGCTGTCCTATGCCGCAACAACGATTAACTGGTGGTCCTAATACGACTACTGGAAATTCGATAGTTAATGTAGGATCAGTTATTTATAGCTTAAAGACCGATATTCCTGAGAAACTGGACGTTACACAGCGAACTCTAGGTTTGCTTCCTAAACTTCAAATTTTCGATAATCCCTACACGTGCACTTTCCTCAAAGGTTGGTGGATCATAGATATGTGGATGCCTTTACCCTCCCAAGTAATAAAACTGGGTAAAATTATGACAAAACCAACAGATATACATAAGAACACAGCAGACCTACAGGCGTGGAGTCGCGTGGCTAAATC